CTGGTGGGCGAGGTCGTCGTCACGGTCTGCGGGGGATGATGGGCGCGCAGTTCACGCAGCATTGCTGCCGCTTCCGCCCTCACGTTGTCGCCCCTGACCTTGCTGCTGGCGATGTCCTCCAGCTTGGTCTCGATGTCGCCAATATCGACCGAGGTCTCCTCGCCAACGAGGTCTCTTATCCGGTCGCTGTACCCCTTGATCCGGTCGGTGGCGATCTGCGATCCCCGGACAGAGGCGTCGGAAGCCTTGTTGCCGATGGTCTCCGCCGTGATCTTCTCGGTCGCCCGCATGGGGCCGGAGGTTGGGCTGCGCGTGCGGGCGACGGCGTCCTGCACGCCCGCCTCCAAGCCCTCGTATTGCTGGCGGCGAGCCGTAATAGCCGGGTCTCCCGACAGGATGCCGCGACCTAGCAGGTCTTCGAGGAGACCGGCATTCTTGCGACCGACAAGACCGATAGTCGCCGGGATGTGCTGCGCGTCCGCCGGTAGCTGGGAGTTGTAGTCTTGGATGTCCTTCAGCATGGGGGCGCTCCTGTCATCGATGAGCGCCTTGCGCATCAGCTGGCGACTGCCCTCGGAAACTATGACCGGGGCCGAAATACCGCCGATGCCAGTGCCGATGATGCGACCCTTCTCGCCGGTCCCACCCAGCGCCTGATCGATCTTCTCGCCCGCGAAGCCTCCGACCTCGCTGCCACCATAGCCAATGCCGACATCACGGGCCGTGCGCACGGCGGGTTCTACGAGGCCTGTCTTGACGAGCGCTCTCGATCCCTGTCCCAGAATGCTACGGCCTCCACTCAGCACTATCGGGCCGACGGTCTCCGCCTGCTGCTCGACGTTCTCGTAGTGGGAGCCTTTCGGCTGCGGGATGATGTTGCGCTCGATGTAATCCCTGATCGGGGTATCACCCAGCTTGGCATAGTTCTTTGGATCAGCACCAAGGGTCTCCTGCCCAAGCCGATAGAGCGCGTCGGGGCCGGTGTTCCACGCCCAGTCGAGACCACTGCCGACGCCCAGCGCGGTGCCGCGCGCCCCGGACTTGATCATCTTGTCGGTCCACGGACCCCAGTCGTCGGTCTCTGACCGGTCATAGCCTGTGTTCTGCCCACTGAGGGACATCAGCGGGCCGCTAGTGTCGACCGCTGCGGGCGGGCCGCGCTGGTCGTTTATCTCGTACTCTCCTGCTCCCGTCGGCACTCCGGCGGGGGATGGTCTCTCCATGCCCTGCACTTGCCGCCCGAAGAACCCCTGCGTGGCGCTGCCCTGCGCCTGCTGCGCCTTCTGTGTCCTGATCTGGCGCATGAAGCGCTGAACCTGCTGCGGCCCCCAGTCGTCAGGGACTTCAGCTAGTTCGCCACCACCGACATCTACCTTGGCCATTACCCTCCCGGCCTCCATATCCCGTCGTCACCAAGCACCGGCAACGGCTCGTCAAGAGTGTCGTCAGCTGGCGGCGGCTCGGCTTCTGACGCGGCTGGCTCACTGCCCGGCACGCCCTCTTCGAGGTCTTTGCCGTAGGCCGCTAGCATTTCGTCCATCCTGCGCAGCTGCTCTGCGCCTACCAGACCGTTGAGGCCGAGACGCCGCGACAGGATCGCGTTGTTGCGGTTGTTGCGGGTCTCTACGTAGTCCCTTTCGGTGGCGTTCGGCGGCTGGATGAACATGGTCGAGTAGTTCTTGACCTCTTCCCACTTGATGGTGGCCCCGGTATCCGGCCGCAGCTGGGAATTGATGAAGACCTGCAAGGCACGGGCGAAGCTCCGGCTGTTCTCGTCGGTCAGCGTGTACTTGATGAAGTCGTCGGTCAGGTCTTGCCCGTTGAGGTCGATAAGCAGGCGCTGCATCATGCCCGGCCCGTGCAGACCGGCGTCATCGAGCATCTTCATCGCCGGGATGGCCTGCATGACCATCTGGTAGGTCTTGCTGGCCCACTCCGGAGTGACCGGGTTCTTCATGTCTCCGTGCCGGTTCCGGGTGATCGTTGTTCCACCGATGGTCGTGGTCTCCGTGGTGTCGGTGTCGCCGCCATAGCCGCCATAGGACTTGGCCTGCTTCACGGCATCCGGTGGCCTCGGCGGCGCGTAGGGCGAACCCTCCTGCACGATGGACGGGATGTAAGGCTTGGTCGTGTCAGGCGGTGGCGTCGGTGCCGGTGCTGGCTCCGCAGGTCTCTGCTGGGCGACGATCTCCGGCAGCTGGCCAAGCACGTTCGCCTGCTCCGGCCTCCGGGTTCCGGCCGGGGGAGTGTGCTTGATTACCTCGTCGGTGTAGGTGTTGTCCGGGTTGCGCACCGACTTGAACTCGTCGCCATAGAGCGCTTCGTAGGCCGTGTTGTAGTCGCTGAGTTCGTCGGCGCTCGCCGGTATGTTGTTGTTCCTGCGGGTGTTGAACTCGGCGATCTGTTGGCGAAGCCCGGACTTCTCGGCATCGCCAGCGAAGCGCTTCTCCTCCTGCCCCGGCAGCAGTGTGAGGAACCTCTTGCCGTCCGCGCCTTGGTTGACTTGGTAGTTGAGACCGTCCTCGCCTTTGACGATGCCGCGTGCCGGATCGACGGCTGCTCCGGGGATGTCTTCGTAGCCGAGGATGTTGCCGTACTTGTCGGTAATGGCTTTCTGCCTGACGCCGTTGTTTTCTACGGTGAGGGTTCCCTGATTGGGGATGGGGACAAGAGTAGGCACGCCATTGACGGGATCGTCCGCGTTCGGAGTGACCCGGAATTTGATGCCATTGTGCTCGATGATGCTCTTGGCCGGGTCGAGGTACGCGGTCTGCTTGGCGACCTCGACCTTGTCGCGGATATCCTCGTCGGTGCCGACGATGCTCTCGCGGCTGGGAACCTTGCCTTCCAGCAGGGCTGCACGCTTCTGCACCTCGGTGAGATCGGGAGACCCAAGCACGCCAACCTCGCCCGCGTACTGACCGACCTCCTGTGACGGGGTGGCCTTGTACTGGGACGCCCGCACCAACCCCTCGGCCTCGGCCTCGGTGAGGATCGCGGTCTGGCCGGTGCTCTTGTCGGTGACCTTCTTGGTCCCCGGCGTCGGGCCGGGTTCGACAATGAAGTCTCCGGTCGCCGTCGGTTCGGGGCCAGCCGGGAAAACAGGGGCCACGTCGGGCAGCGGTGCTGGCTCTGTCCCAGCTGGAGCACCGGAAAGATCGAGCGGCTCGACCGGGGCCACGTCGGGGAACGCGGCGGAGCGCTGGAGGGGGAACTCGTTGGTGGTCTCCGGCAGGGAGAACGGCTCGACCGGTGCGGGGGCTTCGGGGTCTCCAGCCCAACGGCCTCCCTGTGCCGCCTTCATAATGGCCGTGCCGCCGGGGACTGCGCCCTCTATCGCAGCCCGCTCGTCTTGGATCGCCCCGGTCTGCGCGTTGTAGTGGGCAATCGCCGCGTCGTACTGGCGCTTCTGGTACTCATCCATCGCCAAGTCTGCGCGAAGTCGCGCGTTCTTGCGCGCCTCCTCCGGGTCTCCCCACATCGCTTTGGCGAACTCCGCGCCCAGCGCTCCAATGCCGCTGCCGGTGCCTCCGTAAAGGGGCTGCTGGACCCGGACGCTCATCGTTGCCATGCGGGTCTCCTAGAACAGGCCGACTGCGCCGGAGAATTTTCCGGTCAGGGGTTTCGGGGGGCCGTACCACTTCGCTGCGGACGGTGCGGCGGGAAAGGTGTGGGTCGCGCCATAGGCGTTGCCCATCCCCTGCGCACCCATCGACAGGGCGCTGGCGAACATGTCTCCAAGCCCGTTCGGCTGCGCCGTTATCTGCACAGGATCAATGGCTCTCTCGACGTTGAACGCGCCGAGAGAGCCGCGACGGAACTCGTTCTGCCGGTCGATGGCTGAACCCGCCGCCTGTTGGAGAAGCGGGTTTTCAGTACCCAGCCCTCCAAAGCTGCTGTTGTAGCTGTTGACGACGGCCAGCTTGCCGATGCGTTCCTTGGCCCCTTTGGTGGCCTCGGCAATCTTCTTGGCAAGGTCGGTCGTGAACTCCGGGTCTCCGCCCGACTGGCCGGTCAGCGTCCGGTCAGCAACGGAAACCGGAGCACTGCCGGTCTCCTGCGTGATGCCGGATTGATCGTTGTAGGCGGCGTTGAGCCGTTCCTCCTCGGCCTGCTGCCGGGTCTTCTGGGCGTCGGCGCTCACGTCCTGCACGCCCTGCTGCTGCGCGGCCGAAGCCTGCTGCCGGAACTCCTCCTGTCGCTGCTGTTCCTGCTGGCGGAACATCTTCTGCTTCGTTTGCCAGATGTCGACTTCCTGTGCCTGTTTCTTCTGGGCCTTCATCGCGCCCATGGCATTGGCGGCGGTGCCAGCGATGCCGACAACGGTCGACGCTATGGACAGGGAGACCGGGTCGCACATGGGAGCCTCAGACGATCTTGGTTGCGCCGTACTTAGGAGCGGTGGTGCCAGCCTGATTGGCTTGGTTGGTGTAGTAGGCGTTGTTCGCGCCCTTCAAGAAGTTGGCCCCGCCGATGGCCGCGATGTCGAAGATTTCGCCCAGCGGCGACAGGTCGGGCTTCTCAGCTGAGATATTGGTCAGGGCTGCTGTCGCTTGGTTGGCCGCGACTTCCGGGTTCTCGGTGGCGTAGAGCGTGTTCATCGCGTTCTGCTCCTCCTTGGCCACCCGGTTCTTCAGTTCCCCGGTAGCCGTGTCGGCGTCAGCGATGATCTTCGCGGTGTTGCGGTCGTACTGACCGGAGAGGTCGGCGGCTTCGTCGGAGGCGACCGACGAGCGGAGCGTGCCAGCACGAGCCAGCCGGTAGGTCAGTTCGTCCTTGGCATCGCCGTACTTTTCCGCGACTTGGGGCTGGTAGTAGTCGGTGATCGCGCCCTTGTATTTGTTATAGAACTCGTCGCCAAAGCCGCCGGATGTGCCGGTGACATACTGCTCGGTTCCCGGCGCGCTGGTGGTCGTCTGCATCTGGCCCGGAGTGGTTCGGTTCTCCCAGTGGCCCCGCTTGATCATGTTGCGGTTGTTCATGCCATCGTCCACCCACACCCGGCTCGTGGTGGCCGGGCCGCGTGCGGTCGTCGTCGTCCCGGCGGTGGCCCGCGTGCCGTACATGTTGCCGCCGTGGAAAGCAGCCTTGATGTTGGCGATGCCCTGATTGATCCGGGCCTGCCGGTCAAGCTCCTTGCTGCGCGCCGCCGCAGCCTCCTGCTCCTGCATCTGCACCATCTTTTTGGAACTGTCGTCGCTGCCGCCACCAAAGCACATGGCTAAAGTCTCCTTGCCAGTAGGGTTGACCCGGCGGTCTCGTGGAAGCCGGTCTTGATGAAGAGGTTCTTACCGAAGCCGACACCGGAACTGATCCCGGCGCGGAAAGCGACAGCCCCGTCGTCACGGGCGCTGTCCATGGCCAGCTGGAGAAGCACACGCGCCACTCCCGACAGCCGCCACTCCTTGCGGACATAGAACTTGTCGAGGAAGGCGTAGGGTTCCGCGATCCCCCGGTCGTCTATGGCGTAGGACAGCACGCCGACGGGCATCTTCTCGTCTTTGGTCAAGGCGAGGATGTGCGGGTTGCTGCCCCCTAGCACGTTCGCCAGCCACACCCGCGCCCTCCGGTGGTCCGTGCGGAGACCCAGCGATGGCAGGTCGCTGTCGTCAAAGAACAGCTGGAATAGCTCGATGATCTCCTCGATGTCGTCGGTCGTTGCCGACCGGAAATCGACTAGGTCAAGCGTGCTTTGAAGGTCGTGGCGCTCGGCTGATTGGGACAACGTTTGGCTCGTCGTACTGGAAGAGGAGAACCTCTTCGCGCCGGGTGCCAAACTCCCGTGATGTGGCCTTGAGGTGGAACCCCAAGTGGCGAAGCCAAGATTGCGATGCCCAGTTATCTGGATGCACGAGGCAGATGCCCCGACGCATTCCTGCGTCCCGTAGTGCAGGGATCATAATCCTCTTGATGTACTTTGTCGCGATGCGGACTGCGGGCCAGCCTTTATCGGTCTTGAAGCCCCAGACCAGCGCCGTGTCCTTCATCGGCTTGGCCCCGAATGCCATGACCGGAGACCCGTTGTCGAGCACCACGTACTTGAACGCGCTCTCCCATGCGTCGTGTGCCAGCCTGACGTAGTCGGTCGGGTCTCTGGTCAGTGCAAGTTCCAGCTGGTCGGCCTCGCACATCCACGATGCCACGAAAAGCAGGTCGTCCATGGTGGGTTCGTTGACCGTCCTCATCGTCTCATGGCCTTGATGATCTGGGCGATGGCGTCGTTCAGCACGGCGTAGACATCGGACTTCTGGGGGTTGCCGATACCCTCGTTGACATCCCGCGCGATGATCATGTCGTGTGCCTTGCGGCGTGCGGCTTCAATCACTTGTGGGCTGTTGTAGTCGGAGAAGTCCTGCGCCGCCTTGCCCCGTAGCTCCAGCGGGTTCCTCGGAGCGAGTTGCGTCTGGTAGACCCTGCCGGGATTGGGGTGGTCCCACACCGGTTCTCCGTACTCGCGCGGCACCGTGAACGTAGAGGCCACGTCAGGCTCGCTGGTGTGCCATGTGGTGTTGGGGGTCTCCACTGCCTTCTTGCCGCTCAACTCTTTCAGGTTAGGCTCTGTCGAACCGTGGTAGGCCGTTATCCCCCGACGCTGGACCGGCATCTTCATGGGCAGCTTCAGCTGGACTGCGTCCCTGAAGAGGGTGGGAAGTCTCCCACCGCCGCCAACACCCCCCGGCACCAGCAACTGGTCGGGCAGGGTGACGGGCTTGATCCGTTCCATCAGTCCTCCGCATCCGCCATCTCGTAATGGATGGCGCAGTTGGAGAGGGTCGCTGCCGCCGTGTCGGTGTTGTAGAAGCGCATCGAGAAGTGGCTGTCGTAGCCCTGCTGCTCGATGCGCCCGGCGTTCCATGTCGGCTGGGTGATGGTGGCGATGGTCTCCTCGGCGTCGGGGTTGTTGAAGTCGAGGGAGACCGCGACCCGCCATGTCCCCGTGGCGGTCGCGTCGAACCCCTGAAAAAGTTTGCGGTGGCCGGGCTTTTTCCCGTCGAGGTAGGGCAACCTGATCTCCACGCCGCAGTTGTTGTAGGTGGCCCCGTCCGTGCCGCCGTAGACCCATATGTTATCGGCGGTGTCACGCAGGAACACCTTCCCGCCGGAGGTGACCGCGTGCTGGACGGTGGCCGCACCAAGCTCCGGCAGCGTGAAGGTGCTCCACGCCGTGACCTTTGGCCCCGGAAAGTACGACAGCACCATGATCTGGTCGGGAAAGACCATCCAAAACCTGCCGACGGTCGGCTCCAAGAGAGCGATGGCCTTGTCCATGTAGGCGACCCCTTTGGCCGCGCGCAGTGTCGACATGGTCGGGTCGACCGGAGACCCGATGTCGGAGACCGCAGCTGAGTTGGAACTGTCTTTCGCTTTCACAGAACGCATCCCCGAAGGGTCGAGGAACAACACGTCGCCGGAGCCGTACTGGAGCGGAGACCGGGGGGCCGACGTGCCAGCTGCGCGAAGCAGCTGGGTGAATGCGTTCTGAGCCGGGTCAGGGTCGACCGCCCAAATCTGCACGCTCTCGGTCGAGAAGATGGCGATCTTGTCGTAGTAGACTTCGATGCTCGTCAGCACCTCGGCGTCGGCGTCCTGAAGGGACAGGTTGATGTTGCCGTGGCCGGTGCCAGTGTCCCAAAGCTTGGGGTCTCCAACCGCTGAGAAGTACAGGAATTTACCGGTGATCGAGTACATTTTCGACTGGTACGTGCGGACATATAGGCCCTTGCCCTTGCCCTCGGTGAGCAGCATCGGCACGTCGTAGTAGTGGGGGTTCTTGGCGTTGGCATCGACGCCTGACGGGACTGAACAGACGAGGTAGACCTTGCCGTCGAACACGTCGTAATCCGACTGCACCATGTCGGTGGCGGTGTTGGGGACCGAGAGGCCCTTCAGTTGCACCCCCAAGGCAACGGTAGGCCATGTTGGCAGCGACGGCGTGATGTTGCGGCCGAACACGTAGATCGAGCTTTCCGTCGCCGCCAGCCCGAAGGTGCCAGTGACGGTGCCGACGTTGACGAACGCCCTGCGCTTGACGATCTCGCCGCCGGGGCTGATGGCGGCATTGACGATGCGCGTCATCGTCCCAGCTGGGGATGTCAGCGGAGACTTACGAGTGTCCAGCCCGGCGGCGAAGTTGTCGATGGTCTGGTAGGTCACCCTGCCCCCGGCCCAAAGATGAGGTTGCTGTTCTTGGTGTGGACGAACCCGGTTGGTGCTCCACCGCCGAGGGTGGAGACTTTCATTTTAGCGGTGACTTTGTTGCCCAGCAGCTTGGTGAGATGGCGCTGGGCCTTCTGCTGCTTGGTGTCGGCGTCCTCGGCCTTCGCTCTGGCCAGCACCTCCGCCGCCGCGAACATCACGATGGCCGTGGCGTCGACGGTGCACACGTCGGTGTCGGCTACCAGCGGAGCCAGCGCCTGCTGGTACTTGAAGCGGATGCGGCAGTTGCCGGTGTCTGGCGTCGGCCATACGCGGAACGTATCGCCTCCGGCGCTCTCCCAGTATTCCACCGGGTCGGCACGGCGGTTGTTGGCCCCCGGCGCGGAGACCGTGCCGGGCAGGATGTAGTCCTCTGGGATGCCGTAGGAGAGCAGAGACCACGATGCTGCCGTGGCCATGGAGACCCACACGGAACGGATCATGTCGAAAGAGACCACGACCGGAACCGTCGGCAGCGGGTAACCGTACTGGCCAGCGACCATGGCCATGTCGACCCGCATCGCAAGGTCTGGCCACGCGAACGCGGTCCAGAGTTCCTCCTGCGTGCGGGCGATCAGATACTTGAGCGTGGAGACCTGATTGACGCCCTGCGCCACCGAGAGCGAGTGACCGACCTCGGCACGCAGGTTGTTGACCAGAACCTGCAACTGTTCGGTATGCATCTATTTCTTCTTTTTGGCTGGGGCCTTGGTCTCCGGCTCGTCACCGATGGGGTCTTCCTCGGTCTCGTCGGCTACCGCCTCGACCTCCTCCGGCTCTTTCTCGACCACCGGCTCCTCGTGTTTCTCGCCGGAGACCTCGACGGCTCCGGTGAGCGGGTTCATCCAAGTGAGACCCTTCTTGATCTTCTTGGCTTCCTTGTTTTCCATTTCACCGGGGGTGTTGCGACCGCCCCAGAGGGCGATCAGCGGAGCTTCGCCGTAAATCATCTGGAGGCGTTGACGCTCGGCTTTGCCGGTCTGTGGGATTTCAGCGATGACCTCGATGTCCTCGACGGCGCTTTCGCCGTGGATGTAGCGAAGGACTTCGATTTCCGGCCACGAGACCGGGCTGTAGGGGCCGCGCACCATGATGCTGGTGATGTCGTTGCCGATGGCGATCTTGGCTGTGCAAAAGTGCATGTCGGTCTCCCTTGGAAAAAGCCGGGGCAGGACCATCCCGCCCCGGAGGTGGGTATGCTGGGGGAGACTATGCGATATCGATGACCAGCGACGAGTGGAAACCCTTCCCTACCAGCTGGCAGGTCGAGGTGATCGACCGGTACATGATGAACTTGTCCGGGGGCCGCGCCGGGGAGTGCCGGTGCATCCATTCGTCCTCCATGCACTGGAGACCGATCATCTTGCTGTCGATCCAGTAGGCACGCTTGGAGAGACCGAGGTCGTCAAGCGTTGGATCGTAACTGATCTCCTGCCCGCCAAAGTTCATGGCTCCCATGGCACCGTCCTGCGCGCCTTTGAAGCCATTCATGGCGTAGTTGCCGTTGGCCCTGATCTCGGTCTCCAGCGCGCCAAGGAAGGCGGAGCCGCAGACGAAGGTATCGGGGTTGCCGCCATAGCGGGTCAGCTGACGCCGCTCTGACTGGAGAACCTGCAACAGAGCGCCGCCGTTGGCGATGTTGGAGGTGATCGCGCCGCCGCCCCACTGGGCGAGTGCGGGCGTACCGGAAACGAGGGTGCCGAAAGCAGCGGTATAAGCGCGGTTCCTCCACCATTCGTTTCCGGCCGTCGCCCTGTTGATGCCGCCGACCGTCCCGGTGGAGGGGGTGTCGGAGACCAACAGCTTGAGACCGGCCAGAGCTTTCGCGTCGGCAACACCGTCGCCGTAGAGCAAGAGGTTGAATTTCCTCGCGTATTGCTCCCCGAGATCAAACAACTTGTCTTCGAGGAGACCGACCAGAATGGTCATCTCGCGACGGGAATGCTCAGAGGTTTTCTCGCCGTTCGAACCCGGATCGGTGACGGAGATGCCATCGATCTTAAGTTCGGTGTGCGTCAAGGTGAGACCGATATGGTGCTCACGCCATGCGTAGGTCGCACGCTGCAAGTTGGCAGGCGTGTAGAACACGACGCTGTCGTTGTGGGTATAGCCAGCGAGCGTGTCATTGACGCCAGCAGCGCCGATCAGGCCGGAGACGCCAATCGAGATGGAGCCTTTGCCACCCGGAAAATACTTCTTTTTCCCGACCAGCTTGTCCATGAGGGGGCGATTTTGGAGCGTCTGACGCCACACGTCGCCCTTGTCGAGATACCAGTCCAACGCCGCATTCGCGATGTTGGTCACTTCACCAGCGGTGAATGCCATTAGAGGATGCCTTTAAGGCTATCCCCCTGTTCGTCTTGCGGTCTCCAGCCCTTGAAGGGCAGCTTCCATGAGCGTTTTGGGCGCGGCGCGAGCAGAGGGAGTTTGCGATGCGCCATTCGCGTGCGGGTTCGTCGCTGTGGGTCTCGGCTGCATGGAACGAAAGTGCTTGTTAACCTCGTTGTAGGCGGCTTGGGTGATTTCCAAGGCTTCATTGACGTGGCTAATCTGACCCCCGCGCTCATACAACAGAGCCTGCGCGGCCCTGCGAACGGCAGGTGCTTTCGCCTTGTAGTCGGGATCGCTCGCCGCTATCCGGTTCTCTAGGTTGCTGACTGCCCGCTGTACGTCGTTCTTGACGTATTCGACCTGCTGGCGGCTCTGGGCCTGTTCCAGCGAACTCCGCTCAAAGTTCGCGCGCTCCATGTCGTAGCGTTGACGCGCGAAATCCCTCGCTGCCCCTTCGGTCAGATGACCTGCCCTGACCCGCTCGTTGAGATCGCGGGGCAGGACGACGCCCAGATATTCTTGGGCGGAGCGAACGTAAGGAGCGACCGCTTCGTAGAACCCCCTGTAGTCTCCAGACTTCAGGAGTGCTGCCATTCGAAGAGTGTTGCTGAACTCTTCGTCCGACAGGTTATTCTGGGAAACGAACGCTTGGATTTGGGAGCCGATCTCGGCAGGGCGTTCCATTGCGGAAACTTGTCCACGCAACTCGCGCCGCTGCTTCAGCAGCTTGTTGATCTTGCGGCGGGCGGCAGGCGCGGTCTCCGGGGGAGGTGGCGCGTCGTCGTCTTCCGCAGTCTCTGCATCCTCAGTTTCGGATGGGGCCTGATCCGTAGGCGATGCGGTGTCGGGAGAGACCGCTGTGTCCGTGGGGGTCGGTTTCGCTAAAACGTCTGGCTCGGTCGAGGCCGGAACCACCTTGAGCACTGCGTCTAGGAGCGATCCTTTGGATTGTCCCGTGTCGTCGGAGGAAGCCGACGAGCTTTCAGATGGAGATGGGGGCGAAGAAACGGCCCCGCTCTCCTGCGACGGAGCAGCAGAACTGCTGTCCGCAGCAGGAGTAACGGGGGTCTCTTCCGCCATCTCTTAAAACTCGGTGGGAGTTGACCACCGATAAGCTCATTTTCTGCTTATTGCAAACGTGTGGTTGGGTTGGGGCTTGGCGGTTCAACCTGTGGTGGTTGTGGGGTCGGCACCGACGACCCCGGCTGCGGCGGTTGGGGGGCGTTCAGGCTCCCTTGAGGCCCCTGCGCGTTGGGGTCTCCCTGTCCGGGGAGACCGGGTATCTTGCCCGAGTTCATCGCGGTCACGGACGGGAGACCGTCAGCGATGGCTTCGTCCACATCGACCTTGTCGTCCATGCGCTGGATCGCCTGCTTGACGAGGAAGCTCGGCTTGACGCCCGGCAGCTGCATCAGGATGGGGGCCAAGCGCTCGAAGTTCTGAAGCTCCTGCGCTTGGTTAGGTCTCCCCGACGACCCAGCTTGGATTTCAAGGAACAGGTCTCTGGCGACCTCCGCTTTTGTCAGCACCGGCCACATCGCGCCGGGACCAACAATGGATTTAACGATCTCCTCGGAGACATTGAGCAGCAAGATTTGCCCGGAGGCTCTCGCAATAGCGGTGAGGGTTTCATCTATGTCGTCAACGGCGGCTGCGGTCGCGCCCTGTTTGGCCGAAGCAGCTATCGAGGTCTCCGTCGCGGTGTCGCCGGAGGTGCCGCCAAGGTCGGCTTCTTGGTCTCCGATGGTCCGCTGGAGGTCTTGGAAGACGGGATTGACTTCGTACAAATTCGGGTCAATCGGCGCGCCCTTGAGAGCCTGAAGCAGCTGGTTGACATCCTGCCCCGGCTGGAGACCGTTCACTCCGATGAGAGCGTTGACCGGATGGTTCCTGAAGGCGTCGAGGTCGTCGTCATCGAGAGACCCCGCCGCATAGACAGTCTTCGGCCGGTTGGCGATCCGATGCTCACGTAAGCCTTGCCGCGCACGGTTGAGTTCGCGCTGCATCGGGCGGATGAGAGAGACATCAGAGACCGGAAAGATGGTGCCGGGAAGCTCGTTGAAGGCCACGAGGAACCAAGGCCAGAACCGGTCGGTGTAAACATCGGGCTTTGCTGGCTCCCGCAGGAAGTCAGGATAGCCGTCGCACAGCACGTAGACCAAACCGTCGCGCTTGTTGAACATCTCCCACACGAGGCAGTTATCGGTGTCACCACTGTCGATGTTGGTCGTGTCTTGGCTGGAGGCCCACTGAGCGCGAGCGCGCTCGTAATCGCCTTGGCTGTCGCCTTTGTCGTAGGTCGTGTGCATCTTCCCGACATCGACTTTGTAGGTCTCCTTGATCTCGTTGACCGACAGGCAGAACTCCTCCGCCACCCACTCGCAGCCAAGGAACTCGCGCAGCTGGATGCAGCGCGGATCGGGGATGATAGCCGTCGACTTGGGCCAAGTGAACATCAGACCCTCGCGCAGCACCGCGTCCTCTTCCTTGTCCAGCGACTGTAATGTCAGCTGGAGTTCGGCGGCGACCGCGCTGTCCTTGTCGACCACGTCGTCCGCGATGTCGGAGGAGATGCGCTCGGCCAAGTCCAGCTGGGCTTGGATGTCGGACATGCGGCTGTCGAGGTCGGGTGAGCGGCCCATGAGCCTTTGAAAGCCCAAGCGTACCCACCCGACCCCCGACGTTGCGGCTCGCCGCACCGTCATCTTCATCATGCTTTTGAACGACTGCTGCTGCTCGGAGACCTCGTACTCGTAGAGGATTTCGAGCGTCCTCGCGATCTTGTTGAGGATCATCAGCTGTTGTTTTACGGCTTGGGCGTCAGCGATCACCGCCTGTGCGTTCTGGATTTCATCGGCGGGCGGCATCATCGGTGCCGGAGGTGGCGGCTGGGCCACGCCGGGAGGGCCACCGGAGCCGGGAGCGCCGGGAGACCCGGCTTCGTCCATGGGCGCTCCTGCGGGCGCGCCACCGGGCGCTCCGGCCATAGGGCCGGGAGGCGTTGCGCCCGGCGGCGGCATCCCCGGCGGTAGGCTTTGCGGGGGGCCGTTGGGGCCTCCGCCGTTGGGGATACCCATTCCCAATTGCTGACCCATCGCCATCATAGCGATCATCGAAGCCTGCTGCGCCTGCTGAAGAACCCCCTGTGCCTGCGTCAGGCTTTCCATCGTGCCGTCCCAGACGGTCGAAAGGATGCGGGCGCGTCTCCGGCAAATGGCCTGCGGGTTCTTGGCGTAGACCGCAGCGACCCTTTTCTGGATGTGGTTCAGCGTGATGTTGGCGACATACAGGTCTCCCTCGGCAAGGTCTCCATAGATGGAGACCTTGGGGTCTTCGTTCCATTGGAGACCGGCGGCGAATTTCTGGTCGGTCTCCATGCGCCTGAAGGGTTTGTCCCAGTAGGTCTTGGCCTGCTTGACCATGTCCTGCATGGACGTGACCAGAGCCTTGCGATGCTCCGGCGGCTCCGGCGGATCGCGGTCCATCATCTTCTGGCCCGGCGGCGTCTGCGGCGGCACCAGCAGGGGGTGCGGTTCCGGAGGCGGGCCTATGCCAAAGGGATCGTTGGAAGACATGTCGGGAGGGAGCGCCATCTTATTTGCCCTTCAGGATGGAGACCGTGGCCAAGGTGATCGGACGGGTCTGTTTGGACCGTTGCGAGATCAGGCTGGGGTTGCCGGAGACCGTTGCCTTTTTCGGCATCTTCTGCTTCGCGATGATAACGGTCATGCCCTTTTTGCGCCTCGGCTTGGGAAAGACGAAGTCCTTTTTGGGCGGGTGCTTCCAGTGCAGATAGGGCATGTCACCACCCCTGTTTCTGCGCAGCGTTGCGGCTGCGCTTCTCCTGATTGGAGGAGCTTTTGACCCACGCCAGCGTCATCACTGCGGGCGCGGGCTTCTTGGGTTTCGAGGGACGTGGAGGCGCATAAACGACGAGGCCGGAGCCAATCCAAGCGAGAGCATCAACGAAGTCATCTCTGATGCCGAAAGGAAACTGGAGCATCTCCTGCCGCGCCTCCATCCACCACGACGCATAAGACGGGAAGTAGACCATCCCCATCGCCATCCGTGCCATGATCGACTGCGCGCGTGTCTTCTTGTCATGGACCGGGGTGACCTCCGCTATCGCGCAGTACACGTCCCGTTCCCGCATCCGCCGCCGCAGGAAGGGGCCAATCGACTTCGTGATATGCCCGCGTTCCGCCCACCAGAACAGCGGCTTGTACTTGGCCATGAGGCTGATCATCCGCTCGACCACCTGATCGGTCGGGATGTGCGCCCACACAACATCGTCCATGACCCAGATGTTGTTGTCCTCATCGATGCCGATGGGGATCAGGCAGGTCTTGTCGCGATCCTGCGTGGTGGAGACCGCGTGATCCGAAGCACAATAAAAACGCAGTTTGTCATCGGGCGGTCTCTCGCCCCTGTTATAGGTTTTAATGCTGTCGGCCGGGAAGAAATTCCCCTTCTCAGGCGTGGGTGAGCCTTGATAAAGCGCCTGAAATCCGCGCGGATCGGCGGAACGCATCTCTTCGAGATAGGTTACGGGGAAGCGCTTTGACCAGAGCGCCTGACCTGCCGGTCTGCCGAGGGGGTCTCCAACACCTCGCGACAGAGCCGGCAGGTCGATTATCTTCCATTTCGGTCCCTCCACGGCCGAGTAATCCGGGTTGCGGGGATCGGTCAGGCGACCAACTAGATCGTCCTCGTGCCACCGCGTCTGGATAATGATGATCCAGCCGACCGACGAGAGTAGTCGGGTTTTGGCCACCTGATTGTACCACGCCCACAGCTTGTTCCGGGTCACTAGGCTGTCAGCCTCGACGCGATCCTTGATCGGATCATCGATGAGGAGACCGATGGCACCGCGACCGGTGATCGCGCTGCCCCGGCCGACGAAGAAAGCCTTGCCGCCATACTCGTTTTCGATGCGGTCGACAGAGGCCGTCTTCAGGGGGATGCCGGGGAAGACCTGCCCATAGAGCGGGTCTTCCATGATCTCGCGCACCTCGCGCCCGAAATCCCAGCTGAGTTTATCGCTATACGTGGCGAGGATGACGCTCTCTTCAGGGTGCCGTCCTTGAAACCAAGCTGGGAACATGCGGCTCGACAGCTGGCTTTTGCCATGCCGGGGCGGCACGTTGATGATCAGTCGCGGCAGGAGACCTAGCTCCACTTGTTCCAGAGCCGCCGCGATGGCTCGATGGAAGCTCTCGACCTGATAGGCGGAGAGGCTTACGTCGTCAGGGTGGTCGGGATCGGGCATCATAAACTGCGTGAACGACAGCAAATCGTCACGCGCCGCCAGCGCCGCACGGCGGCGCTGGAGCAGGTTCAGATAGCGCGGGTCGGTCATCCAGTCAGTCTCGGTATGCGGAGGTCTCCGCCGACGCCCAGCATGTTCAGCAAGAGCACGACGATGACCAAAACCATCAGCACCATAAGGGCGATCTTGATAACCCGGTTCGGGGGATCGGGGATCGGAATGGTGTCGAGGACGTAGATCACGAGCCAGTAGAGCAGGCCCAGCACGAGCAGGTAGATGATGAGGGTGATGAGAGCGCTAATCATGCTTGATGGTCTCCTTCCCTGCGACGGTCTGTGTCACCAGAGCGTCCTTCTTGGTCTCCTCCACTGGGTCGTCCTTCGTCTCCACCGCCTCCGTCTCCACCGTCGGGAGACCCGCCATTCCCCTCGCCTCCATCAGGATTGCCGCCACCTTCTCCGCCACCATTACCGGGGCCTTCGCCTCCGCCACCGCCCGGATCAGTCCCTCCCCCGCCTCCTTCGCCCGGCCCCGGAGGCTCGGTCCCGCCGCCTGTATCAGGGCCTCCACCACCTTGATCAGGTCCGGGGTTACTGCTGCCGCCGCTTCCGGAGGTAGGTGGAGGTGGACTTGGGGGCGTACTTTTGGGAGGCGTTGGCTGTTCGACTTCATGCGGGGTTCCTTCGCGTGGCACGGGGTTCATCCTCCTGCGTGGGGGTGGACAGCTCTCTCCGGTCTCCCGATGAATGTTGAGTGACCGCAAGACCCTGCACTGGTCGCGCGTAAGCTGTGCCGCATCCGCTGTGACCGGCAGGATCAGCCCGAACAGGAGCAGGATAATCTTCACGGTAGGCCAGTTTCTTCTCCATGCATGTCATCGACGATAATGTTCAAAGTGGCGCAATAACTGGTGACCTCTTCCTTGCTCGGCTCTCGATTGAGCAGCACGGCGACCGTCCAGCGGTCAGAGCCTTGAAAGGCAAAACCCGTGGAGACTGACCAAGTCTGTGGCCCACCCCAGACATGCCCCGTCCTTATGGTGCAGTTGGTGCCGAGCGCTGGAGCCTCTTGGTAGTTGGAGACAAACCGGTCGAGGATCGCTTGGTCATTGAGCGCCCGATAGACAAAGTACGCTGGTATTGCCACGGCGACCAGTAAGATGATCACGACGGCATTGCTAAGGGTCAGGCCCTTAACCGCCCCGATGAGACGATCCAGCTTTCCGGTAGGCGGTTGCTCTGTCATGGCGGCGGGGCCGGGGCGGGATCGATGGTGCCGCCATCAGCAAGGTAGCGCAGCCAGTCTCCGACCTGACTGTCCTCCATGAAGTAGTATTCGGTGCCGTTCTCATCGACGGCGATGATCTGCGGAGCGCCGGTTGTCGGTGGACCGCCTTCGATGGGTGGGGCGTAACGGGCAGAGACATATGGCATGTGTCACATCCTTGCAGAGACCGCGAGATAGCCGGGATATTCGGGAAGCAGGGAGCAGGCATTGCCAGAGAGACCGCCACTGGAGTTGCCGGTGTCGAACTCCAAAGTGGTGGTGTTGGAGTAGTTGGCGATGGAGGTGATCGGGGACGCCGTGGTCAGCGTCCAGCTGTAGCAGACCGCGCCACCGACAGTGCCGACGGAGACCGTGGGGGAAATCCGCATGGAGACCGGATGAATGCGGCCGAGACGACCGCAGGCCGTGGCGGCGGCAACGGTGCCGATGGCGCTGCGCGCCGGATACCAGTAGCGCAGGCACGCCATCATGTTCTCTGGCTCGGTCGGCCCGCGCCATTTGGGCGCGAGACCTGTAAGGTCGGGGTCTGCGTAGAGAGCCACGTCAAACAACTCGAAAGTGTTGCCTACGGTCGCCATACCATTCGTGGAACCCGTAATGCCGTAGGCGCTCGTAAAAGTAGACCAGCCCACAGTGCTCGTGGAGTAGGTCGCTCCCTGCGCCCACGGCGAGAACATGACCCACACGCCGGTATTGCTGTCGATGGCCCACGTCCCAGTCGTGTCGCCGGGGATGACGATGATCTGCTCAGTATCGGTGTTGGCTTGCCCACCGCTTACCGTGAACGTCGTTATGTAAGCCCTGTTGCCTGCAAAGTTCTGGAGCTTGATCGACCACGTTCCCGCCGGAGACTTCCACCCGAAGCGCAAGATTACCTGCTGGGCGTTGGCTGTCCCCCAACGAAAGCCAGCTACACGCGAGCCTTCGATAGCCTGATAAAAGGTCGCATATCGACCGTCCGCACCAGATGTCGCCTCGGCAGTCGTCACCACGGTACGAAGACGGTTGGCGCTGCCGTTCGGTGTCACGACCTGCACGCGCTGGGTCGTGAAGGCGTAAACCCCGGCCCCGGTCCACCTCCACTGGTCGGCAGGGTAGTAACCGAACGCCGTCCCGGCGGTGTTGCCGTTCTCCTGAGAGACTGAGAAGGTCGGGTTGACGATGTAGTTGAAGGGATCGGCGGTGCCGAGATAAGGCATCTGGTTCCAGCTGGTGCCGTCCCACTGGTAGCGGAGACCGGTGGCCGCAGTGAAAATCTGGCCGATGGTGAGTGGAGGGTTCGGGAAATTGAACGCCATCACATCCTCGCGCTGACAGCGATGTAGTCGTCTGCCGTGCCAATATACTGGATGCCGATCCTGCCGACGGTCAGGCCACCGGGACAATCGACGTAAGCCTCGACGCCGTCGAAGCCAGACCAACTGGTAAGGGAGGTGATCGCGGCGGTGGCTATCCCGTCATAGAGGCGTGGCGCTCCGCGTATGGACAAGGTCGGCGCTTCGCGCATGTCGATTGGATGGCGCGTGTTACCTCCCCATGACCGGGTCGCAAGATTGACGTTGCCGCGTGTGCCGTAGCAGCGATACCAGTAGCGCTGACACATTCGGAGTTCGTCGGCATCGGGCTTCATCACGTAGCGTGGCGCGACCCCGCTATTATAGGGGTCGATATACATTTCGACCTGTGACAGCAGGAAGGTCGAGGCTCCCAACGCGCAGAAGTTGTTGGAGCCGGTGACGCCGTAATAGTCTCCGGCGATCCAGCTATTGACCAGCGCGGTCTGGTAGGTCGTGCCGATGCGCGGCACGATGTCGATCATCAGCCCAGCCAAGTAGGTGGGAGCAGGCCATGTCCCTCCAGTGTCGCCGGGAACAGCGATGGTGAACTGCTGCCAAGTGGCGGCGTTCGGGTAATAGATCGCGGTGACGTAGGAGCGCGTGGAGCCAGCAACGCTGCTGCCGTTGGCGACCTTGAGCGTGTAGGTGCCTGCATAGGTGCACCACATCCAGAAGCGGACGATCAGCCCCTTGGGAGTGGCGGTCCCCCAGCTGGTCAACAGGTCCATGATGCGGATGTCTTCGACGTACTGGCGTATCTGGACGTAGTCGTTGGTTCCCGGCGTCGGGTAGCCAGCAGTGGTCTCCAGCTTGATCGTCTGGCTGGGGTAGGCCGGATACGTCGGATCGGGAGCCAGCAGGGTCGAGTTGATCGAAGCGTTGCCGCCCCAGATGACGTTCCACTGGTCGCAGGCATAGTAGTTGCCAGTGGTCAGCGCGCCAGTCGAGATGTTCTGGTACTCCTGCATGATGCGCATGGAGGAGTTCACCAGCCGCTGGCGGGGCAAGGCAACGCTGTCGTCGGAGACCCAGACGCCTCCGACATACTGGTAGCGCCGCCCTCCTACGGTGGCCTTCTGCCCCGCTGACGGGGTATCGGGAAAGTCCATTGGCATCAGAGGATATCCGCCCAGACCCTGATCCGGTCGTCACCGAAATTCGTGTAATACATGCCCGCGTTGCGCGTGGCGGTCAGGCCCCCGGCGGCGCAGGTTATATCGATGTCGTAGCTCAGAACGGTCGAATAGGTCGCCGTGATCGACGTGATCGCCGGAAAGGCGGTGCCGTCATAGAGCAACGGAGCGCCTTTTATGGTGTGGGTCGGAGCGATCCGCAGCGGTGCTGGCGCGGAGTGACCAAACCGGGCGACCGTCGTTGCGCTGCCAACGATGCCGTGCATGGAGGTTCCCATGGCAAGATATCGCTGGCAGCGAAGGGTTTCGTCCATGTCGTCGGAGACCTCATATTCGGGGGCCAGTCCCGTGTAGTTGGGGTCCGC